CAGGATGAACATGACTTGCTCCCGTGTGGAAGCAGTCAACGAATATCCGACTGCTTTTTGGATATACTCGATCAGTTCGGAATCGTTGTCGAAAATATCCTTTAGGAATCTTTCCCACTCCGGCGCATCAATGTTATCCGTATATTCGGTGTTGGCTTCATGACTGAACATCTTTTCTACGTTGTGTTCTTGCAAAACGCCACTCGTCAAATCGAGATAGCCATTTTTTGTATTCAACAACATGCCTTCTTTGTCGAATTCGTTCGGCATGACCGGCAATCGGTGTTGTAGTTCGTCCAGCATGGCTTTTTTCCCGGTGTTGCTCCTACTACGCTTTACGTGCTTTCGGAACTCTTTTTCAATTTCTTCCGGATCCGCATCGCCTGCAACCTTTACTGTTTCCTTTGCCATCATTTCCACTACCACATCAACTAAGTTCCTTACATTCCCTTTGAAATCGACTTCCCAATAACTGCCGTTGTAGAAATACCACTTCCGGTCTATGTAGCTATACCTGGCTAGTTCGCCAAAGTAATCAACGAACCTTTGCGCGTTGCCTGTATCGTCCCAGGAACGAGCGGGGAATGTTTTCGCTTCTTTTTTCTTTTCCATGAAACTCAAATCATATTTCAGCGGTTCGCGTTTTGGTGTATAAATATTTGCGGTTTCGTTAATGGATTTATTGAGTGTCGCTTCTCCATAAGTGACTTGTCCATGCCGTTCATCCCACTTGCTGCGCATCAGACTGGATTGCCTGAAAAGACTATCCATTTTCACATAATCACGACCGCACCAGAAAGCCAGAAGGTTTGAAAAAGCAAGATCCGCCTCTGATTGGCTTGTGTAATGTTTTTCCCATCCGCCATTCATGAACTCTTGAAATTTAAAACTTTGTTTCGATCGCATCACGCTTGCTACAATTTCAGATTCAGATAAATCGATTTGACTTGTTATCGATCCGCTTGAATTGAATTGAATGACATTATTCTCCAAATACTTGTGATAAACGCGCTCCATGCTTTTTTTAGGAACATCAGTCACTTCTTCATAGTTTCCGATTGCGTTGCCGGATACCGTTAGAAATCGCGTTTCTGAATACATTTCAACGTTTCCTTTTCGCCTTCTCGAACCTGGTATCTCCCCCTTGCAAATGATGTGGATGCCTGTTCCGGAAACGGAAACTTCTGCGTATGATTTAAATGTTTCGATAAATTCGAATACGATATTTGTATCATAATCACCTTTATGGTAACGTTCCAACTCGCTTGATATATCATCTATGTCAATCCCCATGATGCCATCTGCGAGCATAAATCCGATGCCGCTGTATTTCGGACCCTCTCTTACTGCCGTTTCATAATCCGACCAGGTTTCGCGATTATTGCTTTGTGCATAATTCCCGGTCTTAGCGTCGATTGGTTTTTTTGTATTTTTTCCATTGCTTGTTTTTTCTAACCGCCAGCACACCCAATTCGGAATGCGCTTTAGTTCGTCGGGAACTTTCTCATACATCCAATTACTCCTTTTTATAATGTGAGGGGGAAATCCCCCTCAATCATTTATTTTCAGAAAGGCATTTCGCTATCCATTACCGGACGACCAGCAAACGGATCAGCAGCGGTTGTGGATGTTTCTTTTTTCTTCAAAACGTGTTGTACGTTCGGGAATTCTGTTTTTTTGTAGTTCCAAGGCGCGATGCGGTTGACGATTGTTGTTGTTCCGTTGTAGGTGTTTTCTTCTTGCTTGACATAAACGCGTACCGGTTTTCCAATCAGCAAGCAGATGAAATCCATCACCGAATTGATAGGTGTGCCTTCCGGAACTTGTGCAGCTTCCAGGATGTATTGGAATCCTTGCGTGTCATACATGCCTGTTGCCTTGCGTTTCCAGTTGTCGTTGAAAACAATTCGATTATTATGCTTTGCGTTCGTTTCCGTTAATGACGGAACGCCGTTTAAATCGTTTCGCACAACTAAATCAATTTGCAATGATTCCGCTCCGCTCGGAGTGGCTTTTTCTTGCGCATTCACGATCAGCATTTCGTATTCCCCGGTTGGTAGTGGCGCGAAACCTGTTGCTTGTTTGTTATCTGAATAGTTAGTAGTTAAAAATGACATGATGTTTATCCCCTTTTTTAATGTTTTTTATTTTTTATATGATCCCTTTGACTTTGGCTTGGTAAAATACCCAGCCATTTTTGTAACCTTTTGCTTTTTGGTAAGCTTTCAATTCTGCCATTGTGTTCAAGTCTTCGACTTTTTTCGTGACGATGTAGTTGGTTTCAAAAGTGAAGTCTTTCGTAATCTCGACCAACTCGGCAGCTTCTATTTTTATCTCTCGCGCTTCTTCGATGAACTCATGCCCACATTCGCAGACCTTTACTGTCGAATACATGACCGCCATACACATTGGGCATTGTTTGATAGGAACGGCGTCGCTGCCGGCGTTTGTTTTTTTCTTTTTGCGGCCATTTAGTTTCCAATCGTGCGGAGTGTCAGGTAATCCGTGCCGCGTATAATTCGCAACATGGTCAATGATAGTTGCTACTTTATTCGGTTGGTATCTCATGGCGCGCATTGTTTGTTGAATGAACAATGACAAGCTTTCTGTTGGTCTGAGTAAAATAACCGTTTGGCAATCAGGAACGTCCACCCCTTCGCCGTACAATTCGGCGTTGGTTAGTATTTTGATTTTTCCGCTCCTGAAATCTTCCATGGCTTGTGCTCTTTCTTCTTTTGCGGTTTTTCCATCAACTTGTTTTGCCGGATGACCGCTATCGTTAAAAGCATCTGCAACTTGTTTGCTGGCTTCCACACTGTGCGTGTAGACGATTGCTTTTGTTCCATTCGCCAGTTTTTCGTACTCTTTCACGACATCGCCATATATAACGCTTTTAGAAGCTTCATTGATTGATTCGTTGCTGAAATCACCTGTTGAGTTGTGTTTCAATTTCGCTTGATCCATCAAATCAACTGAGAAATATTTGAAACCAGCCAGACGGTTATTTTCTATCAACCACTTCACGGACTTACCAAGTATCAAATCGCTGTATATTTTTTCGAACCCGGCGCCAGATAATCTAACCGGCGTTGCCGTAAACCCCAAAACATAGGCATCCGGAAAATATTCGAATATGTCTTTGTACGTTTTAGCCAACGAGTGATGGGCTTCATCGACCAAAATGAGTTGCGGCTTTTTTATTTTTGCTAGATTATTCTTAACAGTCTGCACCATGCCGATATGACAGCGATCTTTTTCAACGTCATTGGCTTCGAATGTTTTTTTTACTTGCTCCACAATTTCGCGCCTATGGACAATGAATAGAACGTTGTTGTCTTTTTCGGTAGTTTTTCGTGCCACATCGCTCATCACTACCGTTTTTCCGCTTCCGGCTGGTGATTGCACCATTATTTTTCTGTTTCCTATGAGCATTGATTTTTGGACTTCTGCGACAAGTTCGTTTTGGTAATCCCTAAGCTTTATTGCGATGGTAATCACCAACTCTAATTGGTTTGGATATGGCTTCTATAGGATCCCATCCGCGTTTCACTCTTGCGTGAATAGTTTTGTAAGGCAAGTTGTAAATTTCGCACCAACGTTTCAAATTATTTACTTCTCCATCAATTTGTATTTCGATGTGATCGTAATTTAATCCCGTGGATATCGCTTGCTCCGTTGTCATTCCTTTCTTAAGTCTGACTACTATCGAAGCTTGATGAATACCGGATAATTCGGATAACTCGGAAAGTGTGTATTCTTTACCTTCATGTTTCAAAAGGCGGTTATCACTTCGGTTGTTTTGTTGCGTTTTTTGAGTCGCCCACCTGCAATTAGAAGGCTCATAATTACCGTTAGTGTCTACCCTGTCTAACGTTAGTTTTTTTTCAAATCCATTTGACAAAGCCCATTTTTCAAATTTTTTAAAATCCATCCACTCCTCGCAAACCTCTATTCCGCGCTTGCCATAGTTTTGGAATTTTCGATTATTAGGATTTAAGCAGCGCTGCTTCATCATGTTCCATCTTCCGTATAATGGATTATCAACAACTCTTGTCATCATCACACCACCAATTCATCAACCAAGCAGCCTTTGCGATCGTCCAGTCTGTTCTTTGCATACACGCTATTTGTTGGTTGCAGGACAAACCCGCGTTTTGTGTTTCCTTCCGCATCTGTCGTCACAACCAAGCGCGCCACTACATCGCATAAGCCCATGAAGTTGTTTAAAATCTTGTTGCGGATGTCCGGATAGGCGCGGTTATAGCTTTGCCCGGTTTCGGTTGTCCACGCATCCGATGTTTCCCATGCGGTGAATACGATGCGCTTGTTCAGTTTTTTTAACGCTCTCAAACTGTCCAGGATAGTGAAATCCACTTTTTGATAATGTTGTTGCTCTGGCACGCGATCGTTTTTCCCATCCCTCCCAAGGTTAGCGAGAGAGGCCCGAAATAATTCCGATACGTTATCAATCACGATGTTATCGTATTTTGAGTAATCGCCTTTTAATAGTTCGGTTACTGTTTCAATCCACGTATTCCAAATGTTGTGGGTATCAATCGAAACGATGTCGATGTTTTCTGAACCTTTCAGAACCGCGCTTGATTTGTCGATGTCGATAACCAATGTTTTGCCTTTTAGATATTTGATAGCGGACGTTTTACCTAAACCCGGGTTGGCGTAAATCAGATACGTTGTATTTGTGTCCGTTATTTCCGTTGCTGGCGTAATGTTCAGCATATTAATCCTCCTTTTTTAATCCTTTTCGTACCAATTCGATCACGGCTGCGGTAAAAGTTTTGATATATTTTTCCTTTTGGTAAGCTTCTATTTCTTTTATTAGCTCATCGGAGAAACTAATCAACTTATTTGTGAATGTCAACTTTTCCCCCTCCTTTCGATAAATTAATAATACCATACCTAATCATAAATGTATATAATTATCATCTAATTTCTATTTATTTTTTATATAATTTAAATTACCGTATCCGCAAACTCCGCGTCTGCTTCACCGCAACCCCCGGAATCGTTTCCCCGGCTTTCAGTTGTGCCAGCAGTTCTTTTCGGTCGAGTTTCGGCGCTTGTTCGATGAAGTAGGCAGCCGGTATTTTCGTTTCGTCCAGTACGTCCACACTCTGCGGATTGTTCTGAATTGCCACTGTGAAGATTTCGCCTTTTACTTTCGCTTTCCCGCATCTTTCAAGTTGGTCTTGTAAGTAGCTTTTCAGATTGCGAACGTTGTTCTCGATG